GCTTCCAGTCACCACAGCCTGCATGCGACGCACGCGCAGGTCGCGGTTGATGCGGGATTCGGCCAGACGGATGAAGTCAGGGATGGCGCTTGCCAGGTCGGCACGTGCGAGCCAGTTGCCGACTGAGTTCTGGAGCGTCGCGTAATCGACGATCGCCATTAGATTCGCCCCTGCCAGATGCGGAACCCAGCCAGGTCGGGGTCGCGCAACATCGAATCAAAGTGCTTCGGATCGGTCATCATGTCGTGTAAGGTCACCCCCTTTTGCGCCATGTAGGCTTCGACAACGGAGCGCGGGAATTTGGCCGCATGGCGCATCTCGCTGGTGCCGACGCTATGGATCGACCGAAGATCCTTGACGTGTTCTAGGATCGGCTCGACGTCCTCCGAGCGGCGCTCAATGAGGTCGGCGCCATCCGTCCAAATGCCAGTGGTTTTCATCTATGCGACCGTGATATTTGCAGAGACGGCAACAAGGCGCTGAGGGGCTGTTGCCACAAGGTTTGCGGTGCCTGAACCAGAGAGGCTGAGTCCAACGAACGTTGCAACGCCCGCGACCGCAAGGACGGTAGTTGTTCCGTTGAGCGTCGCCCCCGTTGCTGTGAGCGTCACCGGCCCCGTGTAGGAGGTGTCCAGTAGGCCGGTCGGGCCGAGCACCTGCACGATGGGCTGCGAAAGGAACACCACGCCAGACAGAAGGGAGAGCGCCGGAAGCTGCGAAAACTGAGTGCTGCCCTGTAGACACCAGAGCCGACCGTCCATCTGGCAGAACGTCATCGACAGAGACAGCGCGGTCATCAGTACACCGCGACCAAGCCGGTGGCCGTGGTGCTAGTCGCTCGCACCTGTTTCACCCGAAACGGCAGCATCGTCCCGGCCAGTACCGCGACTGTCACGGCCGTATCAGAAGCCCAGGGGATGCAGGAGACGTTGCCTGCTGCTCCACAGTAGATGGCGACGCCCTGCCCGAAGGTATCTGTATCGGACGGTGTGACTGCAAGCGCGTTGTCAGGCAACGTCGGGCATTGCGGGCTGCACGTGGTGGCGTTGGGAGTGGCGATAACGGCCATGTATTCCTCTCAAAAGAAAGGGGCGCCCGAATGGACGCCCCGAATTGCCACGGAGACTGCTGCGATCAGGTCAGGTCGCGGATCTGCGCGTGTGCGTCCTTGTTGTCCATCTGGAGGCCGTATTCCCAGGTGATGAGCATCTTCTCGGCGTCACCGGTCTTCGCCAGTGGCTTACGCTCGACGTTGCGCAGGGTCTTGAACGACACGTGTTCCGGGTCGATCAGGTACGCAGCGGCATCCTGGAAGCGGTCAGGCACGATCTTCAGCCGGCCGAAGTCGGTCACGTACACGTCAAACGCGGCGTTCAGCTCGCCGCTCTCGGCTTGCTCGAACCGGGTCGCGTTGCCGGCGAACGAGGATGCAATCACCTTGTCCGACGGGCGGACCAGCAGCGTGGTGGGTGCACCACCAGCGGTATAGGCGGTCTGCATCGCCGACTTCACCAGTGCTTCGGAGAACGCACGCGGCGTGCCCGCAACCGCTGCCGTATTGGTGGACGGGATCGGGAAAACGCCAGCACCAGCGCCGACAGAGCCTTGGGTGATCCAGCCAGCCAAGCCGCGCGTCTGGCGAGCAGTGCCGACTGCGCCTGCGTTGAACGTGCCGTTCTGGATCAACGCGGTTTCAACATCGCGCTTCAACTCGGACAGCTTCTTCTTGGTCTGCCACGCGATTTCCGACTTCCGGCCGGCCTTATCCACGATCTCTTCAGTATCTGAGATGATGAAGTTCTTGGTGCTGATCTGCGCGTAGTTGCCCCAGCGGGTCGTCGGGGTCACGGCGGTGAAGCTCGACACGTCGTCGCCTTCCAGCTGCGCGTTGTTGGCTGCGGCCGCAAGCGCATCGGTTTGCCACTCGAAGTAGCGGGACGAAGCCTTGGACTTCTTCAGCATCGAGTAGAGCGGAGTGTCGGTCGGCGAGATGATGTCGGTGACATCGGACAGGTCTTCGCGCTGTCCGATAGCCGTGTAGGTGGTGAAGGTGTTGGTCAGAATTGCCATGGATCAGGCTCCTTTGAGCATGAGCGCGCGGTGCACGTCATCGGGCTTGCCAGTGCGCTTGGCCTTGGCGAGTGCCTCTTGGTATGCGGACCGCTGCGTATCGGATTGAGGTTTTGGTGCGCCGGGAGTCAGCGCTTTGCGCGGCTCCGGCTTTGCTTGCTTGGCCTTTGCGGCCTGGAGTTGGTCGTACAGCGCTGCCTTTCGGGCGATCAGCAGGGCGCGGTGGTCGAACAGCTCGGATAGCTCTTCCCGCGTGTACCCAATCCCCATCAGGGACTCGGCGATAAGCTTCTGTTCGGCCGACGCCTTGGCTTCGTCCTTCCACTCGGGCAGCTTCTCCTGCAACAGCCTCCGCTCGGCGTCGCGCCACTCCTTGTGGCCGCGTTCCTCTTCGGCCTGCTGGGCCTTGGTGAGGTATTCGCGCTGCTGTCGGGCCTGCTCGAACAGGCCAATGCGCTGCTGGAACTCGGCATTTCGAGCGACCCATTCGGCAGGGTCGGTTCGTGCCAACTCGGCAAGTGCCTCTTGGTCTCCGATAAGCTGCTTGTGCATCAGGGATAGCGAAACATCGAGCTGGTTGGCGTACTGGGCACGCTCCTGCTTGATCTGTTCCGCGAATTCCTGGGCCTCTCGCTTGGCTTGTGCGGCTTCGGCAGTCTTGCGGCGGTAGTCCGCATCCAGCATCTGGTTGCGGTATACCTCGGGGAGTTCGGACTTCTTGAGCTTGACGGGCTTGCCGTCAAGCTCAAACTCTAATTCTTCGTCTTGCGGCGGTTCGGCGCCCCGATCTTCCTCGGGCTCCTGCTGATGAGCGTCTTCGCCCTCGACAGCCGGCTCCTCGCGCTCCTCTTCTTCCTCTTCAGGTGCCCGTTGCTCACCCTTTGCCAGCAGGGCGGACATCACGGCGTCATCGCTATAGGAGTCGCCGTTATCGTTGGCGAGTTCCTGATTCTCAGGTTGACTCATTTGTGTTTTCCCATAAAAAAAGCCCCCTTTCGGAGGCTTTGGTGATCCATCTGCGACGGGTTAACCGATCTCGGTTCCCGTACACAGCAGGACGGCGAATTTGTCGCCCCGAACAACTGGGCAACCGAACGATGGCCTCATGTAGACGGCCGGGAACTCATCAAACGGGACTGTGATGCGGCCGAACATCCCGCCTTCTTTCTCTATCGCGAGAAGGCGCTGTTCAATGTCTGCCCAGCACGTTGGGCCAAGGTCACCTTTGCCATCTTCCCGCTTTCCAGCACTGTCACTAGGTGGCCGTGCATCTTGTGCAGGCACTTCAGCGTCAGGAACAACTTTTCGCGGCCTTCCGCGTCTCTTACCGGACTGTTCTGCCATTGATCGTGCAACTCCCTCTCGATTGCCTCGAACGCCTCGACTAGCAGCGGGTCGCTCAAGAGCTGTTGGGCGCGCTCGCCGCGCGCGATCTCGTACTCGGCCTTGTCGTTCACGGCTGAACCTCTCTGGCGATCTCGTCAGTGGCCGTTGCAGTGGCCGAATCTGCAAGCTTTGACTTGGAACTGATGTTGGCGGCCTCAATCTTCACTGCCGCCTCAAGCTCTGCCTTCCAGCGCAGGAATTCGCGCTCTCGCTCGCGGTCCACGTCCTCGTATTGCATCTTCAACTGCGCCAACTGCGCGTCGTACTGGAGCTTTAGCTGCGCCTGCTGGGCCTGCGCTTGGCGGTCCAACTCGTTGCGCTGCGCCTCAAGCTGCGTTTCGCCCATTGCCTGCTGCGCTTGGTACTCCTGGCGCATCTTCTCGACCTGGATATCGGCCTGGGCCTTGGCCTGGATCTCCTGCAGTCGGCCTTGCTGCTTCATCTGCTCAACCTGTACTTCCGGCGGAGGCCCCGATGGCTGCGGAGGCTGAGGCTTGCTGAAATAGCGCTCCGGCTCGTGGTAGCCCATGGCCTTGACTAGATCGGTAGCGGTGTTCAATAGGTTGATCGGCGTGACAATGCCAACTTCCATCAGCCGCCCCTGCGCCTCGCCCAGCATGGTTAGGTTCGCGATCTGCTGGCGCTTCTCCTGCGTGCCGATGCCGACGTTGACGCGAAGGTGAAAGCCGTTCACCCATTCGCGCGGGTTGACCTCAAGCCACCGCCCATTGATCTGGATCTGCGCGGGGCGGTCCTGATACTGCGTGACCTCCTTCAGGACTAGCTTGTAGATGCGCTTGACTAGCGTCTCGGCCAGTACGCGGGCAATCAGCCGGATGCGCTGTGCACCGCTCTGCATGAGCGCCTGGACGCCCTCAGAGCCGACGTTGCTCTTGCTCAGGCTGTCGGCCGTCATCGCCGAATTGGCCTCGGTGACGCCGGTTCGGGTGTCGCGTACCTGGTCAACGGCCTGCATGACCGCCAAGCCGGCTTCAGCCACGAATGGGACCGTGACCTCCCGCATGGAGCCTGCCTCTTTGACGCGCACCAGACCGCCAGGGCGCGGGTTCAGCAGGTCATCGAGATTGACGCGCCCCTCGATCACCTCAGTTCGCGGGTTGTTCGTCAGGTAGACGTTATCCAGCACCTGGCGGGTCAGCGCGGTCTTGATGCGCTGCAAGTCCTCCACCAAGTCGTACAGTCCCAGCCCGATGACCTTGTAAGGCATCAGGATCGGCGTGCCCAGCGCGAACGGATGATCGTCGGTGATCTCGTTCTCGTGGATGTACGTGCCGGCCTTGACCACGCGGCGAAGCTCGGCAATCCCGTCATCGTTGGTATCGACGCGAATGTATGCCTCGGTGACCACGATCTTGGACTGACTTTTGTCGCCCTCGTCGGCGTTGAAGTCCCAACTGCCGTCGTAGTCGTGCCTGGCTAGCTCGTCGCCCTCGTAGCGGTAGGCACGACCACGGGGCAGCTTGTCAACTTCCTTTTTGGGCCAGCCCTCACTAATCAGGTCTGACGCAGTCCGCTCGACCTCGTGAGCGACGAACTCGGCCGACTCCAGCGTGCGGGCGTCCTTGTTGACGCGAAACTCTTCCGGCGGCACCCCCTCAACTCGATACTTGACCTTCTCAGCCTTGCGCTTGGCGACAACCTCAAACTCCACCGCCATCTCAGGCGGCATGCCCTGCATCATCCCTGCGGACGGTTGCTCGCCATATGGGATGACCTCGATGACCTCAATGTCCGGGTCGCCCCGCAGCGCCTCGACCTCGGCCTGAGACAGCCCCTCGTAGCGCTCTTCTTCTTCCTCCCAGGACTTGTCGCACCAGACCTTGACCACGCCCATGCGGGCAATCAGCGCCTGCTTGATCGCGTCGTGGAGGGTGATGAAGCCCTCGTTCTCTTCGTAGATGACATGGTTGACGTAAGAGGTAGCGTCCTCGGCGGCTTGCTCATCGCCAGGGCGACGGGGCTTGAACGTCACCACGTCGTCAGCGCCAGTCAATGCCTCCATGATGCCAGGCATTGCCCACTCAACCGTGTCCATCAGGTCTTTGGACACAACCTTGGAGCGCCCATCAGTCTCCGGTGGAGCCAGCTCGCCCTTGGCCTCACCAAGGTAGAATTCCATGGCGCGCTCGCGTTGCTGCGAGAACAGGCTGTCCGCGCCAATGCCGTTGTCGCACTGTCGGTCGATCAGTGCGCACAACTCTGAGTCACGCATCGCCATTAAGCGGTCCTAAGGTTCGGATACTTGAGTGGGGCGGCGCCCCATGTCTCGTTCGTGAGCTGGTCTGCCACCACTGAGAGGTAGCGGAAGCCGTCAGCGCCATGGCTGAACTCGTCGTGGATCGGCCGCCCTGGCTCCCCAGTTGATTCAGGCTTGTGCCGCCTGTAGCGACGAAGGCACTCCACTAGCCGCTGCGCCTTCTCCTTGTCGAAGTAGGTGCGCGGCAGCATCATGCGGGCCTTGCGGATGCCGTCTTCAAGAGCGCCCGGGTAAGTTGGGACGATCTGCACGTCCCAGCCCAGCCGCTCCATCATCTGCTTGGCAGAGAGGCCGGTTTTGTAGTCGCCATGCTCGCCGTCGTGCGGCAACCAGAGCGAACCCCAGTTGTGACCGCGCGTCTTCAACTCGTTGCTGCACCAGTCCAGCGTCTTCTGGTTCGTCTCGATGTACTCGATGACGCGCATTTCTGACAGCTGGCGCTGAGCCAACGTCATCGTCATCGCGTCGTTCCAGCCTAGGTCAAAGATCACGTGCACTTTGAGCCGCGGGTCATACGGGACGTTCGTGATGCGGCCCTTCTCGACGGCCTCGGCTATCTCGTCGGCGTAGATGGCGCCCTCAACCGCTGGCTTGCAGCGGCCTAGCCACTTCCATGCGAACTCAGAATCCTTCAGCGAGCGCTGATCGTCCAAGCGCTCCTGCACCAACTCGGTCTGCCTGAACCAAGGGTTGTCCTCGTAATTCATCTGCACTACGTAGGAGTTCGTAGGCGCATTCGCCACAAACCGAACATAGGTCGCGTCCGTGTCCAACTCCGGGTTGAATGTCACCCAGATTTCCGACCCGAGCTTTCGGATCGTCGGGATAAGGATCTGCCAGGACCGGTCAGAGACGTTGCGCGCCTCTTCGACCCACACCTTGTCCACGCCCTCATAGGACTTAATGGACTCGGCCGTCTGGTCGCTCAGGCCGGCGAAGATGAACTCGCTACCCAGCGCGTTGTAGATCCGAGCTTGCTCGACCGTGTACACCGAGCCCAGGCCCATTGACTCAATCTGATCCGCCAGCAGCTTGTGCACCGAGTCCTTGATGGACTTCTGCACCTCGCGGGTACACAGCACCCGAAGCTTTGTCTGCGCCGCAAGGATCAGCAGCGCCCGTGCGAAGCCCCAACTCTTGCCGCTACCTCGCCCACCATGTGCAACCTTGTACCGATACGGCCGGAACAGAAACCCGAGCTTCTCAGGTATCTGGATGCTCAGGCTTGACAAAGGTCACCGTGATGCCGGTAAGGAGGGGGTTATCTGGGTCGCCGCTGACTTGCAACGGCAGAAGCTTCGGGTAGATCGCAGTCCAGAACGCTTTCTCATTGGCCGGGTCGGACTTCACCCACTCCAACATGCGCTCACCGCCGCCGAGGTTCTCGGCCACCTGGGCGATCATTTCCTTGGCCGCCATCGGGATCTTGTTCTTAGCCAACGGAGGCCGACCGGCTCCGGGCCGCGCGCCTCCGCGTGCCATATCTGAATCCTCGATTTAATTCATTCAGGTTGCGCGGGCGGCCCACCAACGAAGAGCACGCTACGGCACTTGATGTCCCCATCCCACTCAAGATAGTCACCATTGATTCGAAGCTTCCCAGACCGGATTGCTTGGGCAATGGCGTCCTGCGCAGGGGCGCATGTGCGCGTGGGCATCACTCCTGCCGATATGCAGCCATCCCCGCCAGCCGCGAAACTCACGGTCACACCGTTTGCCAGGTGTACATAGCCGAGGTGACCATCTACAACAATTCTTTCTACGCTTTGCCCGATTACTTCGTAACCCGGCATGTTCGGCATCTTCACGGCGTCACCGAACCCCAGTTCGCATCAAGCCAATAGGCCAGAGACGCCCAGGTCTCGAACGTCACGCACTGCTCGGGCAGCGTGGACTTCTCCGGGCCGACAGCCCAACCGTTCTGGGTGCGGGTGATGACGAGTTGCTTGTTGCTAAGCCATGTGGGCATGTGCTGCTCCTAGGTCTTGAGCCGGTTAAGGCCGTTGTAGTTGGTGAAGCCGCCGGTTGGACTACCGCCGAGGCTGAAGTTGCGATTGGTGTCCGAGTAGCCGCGAGTCGCGCCGCCATAGCTCCAGCCGTCGCCTCGCTGCCCGCCGCCAGTAGCTCCACCGCCACCCTGCGACATGTTCCCGAAGTTGCGCAGCGAGCCAGGGTTCCTATCCACTACGCCCTGCCCCCAAGAGGATGCAGGCGCCCAATTGCCAGGCTGCGTTGCTATCCCCGTGCCGAACTGAGTGTTGCCGAAGTTGTTAAGCGAGCCTGCCCCCTGCGTGTAGCCAGCCCACTGGTTGCCCACAGTAGGCAGGCCGAGATTGGCAGCCGCCCCCATGTTGGTCATAGGGACACTCACGCCATCTACCGTCAGGCTGGGGTTTACACTGATGTCTTCACGTTGCACTGGGGCGAACTGCGGCTGCCCATATCGATCGATCACGTAGCCCGCGCCCTTCCCCACCAGCGCTCCAGCAGCAGGCCCAAGAAATGCGCTGGCGGCTAGTTTGGCACCCAACCCAGCTATGCCCGCGCCAACGTTTTGGTACTGCCCAGTGCTTGTGTCGTAGTTGGTCCCCGGCAAGATGCGGTCAACGACTCGCCCGAAGAAATTCCGCGTCCTACTCGGCGCGTCTGCCATTAGTCCTCTCCCTGCATGATTCGCGCCTTGGCATATTCCAGCACCCCGACCAGCTCAGCCTTGTTGCACTGGCGACCGTAGCACTGGTAATCAGTGGTATCGCCACCGTCAAGAATGATGCACAGCCGCTCAATCTCTCCGAACTCTCCAGCCTCAAGCCTATCGGCGAAGCGGCGCATGCAATCGGCTAGTTGCTCCTGATTCACCGCCAGGGCGTTGTTCGGAATCAGATGCACGACGGCGCTCACTGCACCACTCCACAGGACTCAGCCAGCTTCCGCGTCGCCATCAGTTCGGCTTGTAGCCAGCGGACTTGGAGGTCTGCATCGTCTCCGACCCGAAGAACTCTAGCCACAGCTTCTGGCGGTACTGGGGCGGCTGCATCATTGCCTGCGACAGCGGGTCCAGTTTGACCTTTTGCGGGGGCGGACATGCACGCGGCCCACTCGCTGCGCAGGCGGACGTTGCCAGCGCGAAGATCAGCAACCAAAGTGGTCTCATGCTGCTCAGCACTCTTGCGGCCATCTTCATAGTTCCTCGCTGCTTCGGCGGACTTCGCGTGATATTCCTGGCGCGCCCGCTCAGTGGCGATGGCGACCTGATTGGTCAGCGCGACCATCTTGGCGACGTAGGCGTCGTACTGGGCCTGCACCTTGGCCCTCTCAGCCTCCTGGCTGGACTTGCCATGCTGGCAACCGGCGACGAAGACGCCGCCGGCCAGAAGGCACCACAGGCCGACGCGGATCAGCGAGAGGTACGGGCGGATGGGATCGGGGATCATGAACGCCATGTTCAGCCTCCGGGCGGGCGCCGATTGTCGTTGAAGTAGTGCGCCATCACCGCGCCGATCGCCGGGCCAAGGTTGCCTAGCAGAAGCATTAGCGCGTCCTTGTTCTCCTGCGGGATGGGGACGTTGACCAAGACGGCGACGGACACTCCGTAAAGCACGAATACGATCAAGGCGATGCCCATACGGGAAGCACCTACACTGCGCCGGACAATCGTCATGGCGTAATCGCCAGTTCTTGGAGCTGCGCGATGCTCCAGTGGTATAGCTCTGGGTCGATGATGTGCGCCCGCTTCAGGACGCCACCGCTGCGGTTATGGACCCGAATTTCAGTGCTCTGCTGGATCGCCAATAGGATGAACTCCACCCTCTTGCTGGTGCTATCAGACACCTGCAGCAACTCAATGGCGCCCCGGACTCGCCCGCTGATCGTCTCCAGCATCTTGGCGGTCGGCCTCGCGTTCGGCGTCTCCGTCAGTTGGATGACACCCTCCAGCACGGCAATGGCCTCGCGACGGCGTGGCATCAGTTGTCTTGCGCCGCGAAGCGGAGATTCCCTGCGACACGCCGGGTCCAGCCGCGCCCGAACCGGTCGAACGTTCCTAGCTTGGCGTAGAAGTCCAGGCGCTCGGCATTGAACAGCAGCACAAGATCGGCTGGCGACGTCGCGGAGATTGCCGCCAGCGTGCGCGGGCCGATCACGCCGTCATCGGCGACGCCGGCCGCTCGCTGCATCCAGCGCACCGCGTTGCCGATGCCGTGGTTGACGGCCGCGTCCAGCACCTGGAAGGCGACCGCTGCCGGCAGCTTGTCACCCTGCACCCGCTGCCAGAAGTCGCGGCGGTACAGCTCAATCGCCTGCTCGCGCTTCAGCGAGCGGATGTCCACGTTCGGGTAGGACTGCTTGCTGATCCCCCACTGGGTTTCCCCGCCGGGGTCTTTCGGGTCGTTTACGTAACCACCTTCATGGCTCAGGACGCGCCCAATCAGGCTGTCGAATTGGGACACGGTGGACTCCGGTATAGGCGCCCGCCCCGCTGCCGGCTAGGCATAAGAGTTGATCCGGTCGGGGGAGCGGGCATGAAAGTAGAAGAGGCCCGACCGCCATGGGAAGCGGCCGAGCCTCGGTTGCGGTGGCCGGAGCTGATCCCGGCCTGAGTAGGGATCAGGCATCAACAGTCACCCTTGCTCCCACGGCATCTGGTTAGCGTGCCTTACGTGGATCGCGCATCAGCCTGCGCATTCACCGCAATTTGGTGCGAGCGACCGGGCTCTCCCAGTCCAGACTCGCGAAACGCAAAGCCCCCGGCTTTCGCCAGGTGCTTTTATGTCATCGTGCCTGAATTTGACCATCTCAGGTGACACCTGTCAATAGGCGGCTGTCTACGGATTTCTCCACGCTCCCTATTGACTCCGCCTAAATTTAGGCGCAATCTACGCACATGGGATGGCCACTCGGGCCGCCCGAACTGGCTAAGGAGCCGACCATGCAGAAGATCAATCCGGAGTGGGTTAAGTACAACAACCTCTTTAACGAGGGGTACACCGACAGCTACAACCCGCATCCGAAGTACATCCAGTGCCGCACTGATACAGCCCCTCGCGGCACCGTCCACGCTCCTACTGGGAAGGTCTATCGTGACGGCCGTGGCATGCCAATTGATCCGATTGCCTTGATTGCCGAGTCTGAGGCTCGTCTTGCTCGCGTCACCGATACTTTCGCGCGTGCTGCAATCGAGAAGTCCATCGCCAACTACCGCAAGATGCTGGAGGCCTAAGCCATGAGCGACATCCAGACCACCATGTACACCCTTGGGCAGATTGCGCGTGTGGCCTACCCCGATGGGGCGATCCCGCAACGCCTGCTCAACACCTTGCTTTCTCGGCCTCTGTCCGGCCTAACGATGCTTGCCAAGAGCAACAAACTCCTGGGCAGGCAGGAGGATGGCGACTATCGCAAGCTGATGGACAGGCTTCCGGACGACCTCACTGATGGCCCCTTGCCAGTTGCCGAGCAAGCACCTTTTTGGACCGGGTGGTATCACTATCTCTCAGGGATAGATCGCGCCAGCAAGTGGGGTCCAGAGCAACTCGTCCGCGCCGGATCACTGCTTTATGGCGAGCGTTGGCAGTCTGACCTAGCGCGCGCCTTGGGGGTCAACGACAGGCGTGTCAGGGAGTGGGTGGCAGGCGAGCGCCGGCCCTCCGCTGGCGTATGGGCTGACATCGCCGCGCTGCTGCGCCAGCGCCAACAAGAGGGATTAGCGCTGCTGCGCGAGCTTGATGCGGGCGACTAAGCTGCCCGCGCAAGCCCCACCAGAACCCCATAGACTCGGTCCTCTCCGCGCCTGACCAGCTCCAGGTATGCCCGGGCAGTCATCATCGGCTGCCCAGCATTTGCTAAAAGCATCTGCGCAGTCTCGTACCGCTCGATCTTGCGCCTGCCCATGCCGCAGTAGTAGGCCCGCAAGACGCACGCCATCGCGGTGTTGGTGCGAGCTATATCGGCCACGATATCCTCGATCCTCTGACTACGGCTGTCCGTCTCCAACGGCTTGTAGCCGACATTCGGAGGCGGCATTTCGCCCCGGTGCTCGATCAACACCTGCAACATGTTTTTGGACTGGTGCCCGAGATACTCAAAGTCCCGGTGCAGGGCGAACTCACGTCCCCAGTGATCGAGTTCTGCGCGCACGTAAGCGCCAAATGTGTCGATTTGTCCACTCATTGAGTTTTACCCCCTGTCCTGTTCGCCACTCTGCGGCGTTTTAGTTCTCTGCGGATCTCGACCCGGAATGCCCGCTCTGCTCTGACCAGCTCGGCGTCGGTCATGTGGCTGCATTGGCTCTTGGTCAGCATTCCGGCCCTCCCGTGATCCGCACAACGACCTGGCCGCCCTTGCGAACCTCATCTTTAACAAACGGATGCGAGACGAACCGCTTGTCATCGATTCCCAGGGCATCAGCGATTCCGTCGCGATATGCCTTGCACCGGCTCAGCATGTTGTCGTCGTCCGGCATGCGCTTGGTCGGCGGGTAGAAGTCGATCCACAGGTGGATTCGACCACATTTGAAATCCTGTCCAGACCCATGCATCCCACAAAATAACGAACGGCAGTAAGCGAGATTCCTGGCCTCCCTAGCCGCTTTGGCTTTTTTTGTCCAATGCACACGCGCATTAGGCGAAAGATCCTTGCTCGGCCATGGCAGTATCAATTCCAGTTCGATCATGCCGGCCACCGATAGCGGTAGGTGCCACGCCTGCCCAGGCGGTAGATCGGCTTGCGCAATCCCTTGGAGGCTTGCAGCAGGCACCTCGCGATAGCCTGCCTAGCGTCAGGATCTTTCTCCCCAAGCCCATCGGCCACGTCTTGCGCAAAATGCCACCCCGGATTTTGCCTTAGCCACTCTCGGCACTCGGATGCGCGGGTCATGCGGCCACCCGGATCAGCCCAAGCTGCCACAGGGCCAGCATCGTGCGTTCGTGTGCGCGCTGCCATGCCTCGAACTTCTCTTCGCGGCTCATCGTGCGGCCCTGGTCCAGCTCGCGATGGCAGGCCCGGCAGGAACTCGCGTAGAAGCAATCGTGAGCCTTGAGCGCCCCGCCCTTTCCGTGTCTGGATTGGTTGCTGTGCGCCGGCTCGCCCGTGCCGCCCTCGCAGATGCCTGGAAGCTGCACCTGGCAATCCAGTTGATAGGCAAGGTCAAGCAGCTTCCGGTCTCGGTAGTTGCTGTGCATTAGGCTTCCCCTCGTATTGCGTCCAAGGCTAGGAGCAAGATCTGCTCTACAGTTGCTACCGTTCCTGGGGCTGACCTGAGTTGCCTAATTGCAGCCATCACTAGCAACTCAGAAGGCAGGCTTGTCTGCGGGATCTTGGTCATGTCTTCGCTCACGCCGCCTTCCTCCCCTCGCTGAAATGCGGGTCCGACAGATGCACGCCGTTCTCGGCTGCCCATGCCTGCGCCCAGGTGATGAGGTCTGCCATCTCGCCGACAGTCATGCGCCGGGTCTGGATGCCTAGGTTCACGATGGATTGCCCGTCCAGCGAAGGCACAATGTGGCCCTGCACTCGGTTGTCCTCCCGCGCCCACGCATCGACAAGGAGGCGCTTCCATGCCTCGCCGTCCAGCTTCTGGCCGGCCCACTGGCGCTGGTGTGCAATCTCGCCGCACATGGCATGGAACATCGCATTCTGCTCAATCGATCGCTTCGGCAGCAGCTCGCTAATTTCCACCTTGACCGACTTCCCAAGCTGCAAGAACTCGCAGGCAAAGCGCCAGGCTGCGGCGAATCGGTCGCGGGCGTTTTCGGTGCGCAGAATGAAGTACGTCATGGCGCCCACCCAGTGCGGGTGTTCCATGCCTTGTTCGCTTCCTTCTGCGACGGGAAGCCATCGACCTTGGCACCGCACCGCAGATCAGCGCCACACTCCACTCCGTAGCTTTGCGGCCCGTACCCAGCTTCCTTTTGCCCAGACGTAGCGAGCCAGGGCTTTGACACCTTCGCTGCATAGCCGCAAAACGGACATTCAAGCAACGTGTGCCTGCGCTTAGTTCCGCTCACGACTTCCCCTCCGCATTGCCGGCCATTTTGCTTCGCTGCGCTGCCCGAATTGATGCGATATGGAAAACGTCAGCAAGGCACTGGACGTTATCGACCAACTCTGCGGCAACGACTGTGCCGTCCTTAGTTTCATAGGTTGCATTAAGGGGGTTGTACGAAACCCAGCCAGACTGTTGATTCGCCTTCTCGCTCACGACTGCGCCTCCGGTGACGGGGCGGCGGCGAGTGCTGCATCCCAGACCTCCCAGCACCATTCACGATGTTTGACTCCAGAACAGCTCATCGCGTCTTCCATGGCTGGGGTCAGCTCAATCGGCACAAGCACGAACCCCTCCGGCACCCCCTGCGGCTGCTGGGATGCGAGGGCGGCCTTTAACGCATCAATCGCAATTTCGACATCATCACCAATAAACTCTCCAGCACGGATCTGCCGAGCGGAAAAGTTGCGCCACATCCGCTCATGGGCAACAGCCAAGAACTCCCGCGCCCTCTTCTCAACCTCATCCATTTCCTTCCCCTTGTATGTGTCAGACATAGCTCTTCACCCCGCGAAGTCGATACCACTCGGCCAGCGTCAGCGCCTGGTCTGCCCGAACGCCTCCATCCTGCGAAATAGACCCGTCCGGGTTGCGCTGCGTCGGAGAGGGCTTGTAGGCGGGATTGGTCGCCTTCCAGTCGGGGCGCTTCTTCTCAGTCGAGGCCACGGCCGCCTCCATTCGATTGCGGAACAGTGACTGACGGTTCCTCGCCTTCGTAGTCAGCGATTCGCCCGAATGCCAATTCGTTACGCCCCCACGCGGTTCCGGTTTCGCCCTCGCGCTGCTTGGCGATAATCATCTCCACGAAGCCGTCTAGCGGGCTTTTCTTGCCCTCCCGCGCGGCGTAGTAGTCGTCGCGATACAGGAACACGATCAAGTCCGCGTCCTGCTCGATGTTGCCGGACTCGCGCAGGTCGGACATCGCAGGGCGCCGATTGCTGCGCGTCTCCAGCGATCGGTTCAACTGCGAGAGCAACACCACTGGGCAACCCAGCTCCTTAGCCAGCTTCTTGAAGGCGGCCGTGATATGGCCGATCTCGACCGTCTCACGCGTCTTCCCAGGCAGTGGCATCAGGTGCAGGTGGTCAACGATCACCAACGACACCTCGCCACGCATGCGCTCGCGGCGGCAGCGCGCCACGACCTGCGTCCAGCTCAGCCCCGGTGTGTCGTCAATCAGCAGACCCGATTCGTTCAACTCGCTGGCTGCCTTGGTGACGCGCGCCCAGTACGTGTCGGCACCGCTGCTAGGCTTCTGGAGCCACGTCAGCGGCACGTCGCAGATGCTGGATACGGCGCGGTTGAAGATGCTGGTGTCGGTCATTTCCAGGTTGAAGAACAGGACGCGCTTCTTGCGCAGGGCTGCGCTGGTCGCGACGTTCACCGCCCAGGCTGACTTGCCCATGCTGGGGCGGCCAGCAACGATGACTAGATGGCCGTCCTGCAACCCGTTCGTCTTCTTGTTGAAACCGCTCCACGGGGTAGCTAGGCCGATGAGTTCGCCGTCCTGCTCAAAGCGGCGCTTCAGTTCCTCGAACCACGCCTTGCCCACCACCTTGGCCGCCTTCAGCGATCCGCGCTTGATGCTCGGCAGCTCCGCAAGCTCCATCGTGGCTTCGGACACGATCTCCGACAGGTCGCGGCCTTCAGGGTTGAAACCGCTATCCACAACGCGGTTGCCAATGTCGATCAGTCGCCGCTGAGTGGACTTGGACTTGACGATCTCCGCGTAGGCCACAACGTTGGCAGCCGAGAACGAATCCGTCGCCAGCGACAACACCTCAGCGGCCGTGTCCGGGTCCAGGCTATCGCCGACCGTTAGGTGATCGAACGGCTGGGACGCCCCAGCCAGCGACAGGATCACGGTGTAGATCGCTTGATGCTCGGCCCGCAGGAAGTCTTCCGGCTTCAGCCAGTCGGAAACCTTCGGCAGGCTGGCGTTGTCCAGCATCAGGCTGCCCAGCACCGAGCGCTCGGCGTCGATAGCGGCCGGCATGCTGCGGATCGCGTCCATCGGGAATTCGGCGATGTTGGAGTTCATGCCGCCGCCTCCAGGGGCTTAGCGTCAGCGGCCATCTGCGCCTGCTTGCCCGTCGTCGTCAGGTGCCAAGCACCCGCGTCATCGACGTACCAAAACTTCGGCCAGTTGCCCTCTACGGCGTTGCGGAACGTCTGCCGCCAGCCACGGATACCCGCCTGCTGCTTCGTCGCGTACCGCGCTTTGAACCACCGCCAGGCCAGCGCCACGAATTCGCGCGGCAGACCGATGCTGTCGGCGTAGGCGAACACCGGGTCGCCAGTTGGGACCGCGCTTTCCCCAGCATCTCGGCAGGCTTGCAGGAAGGCATCCAGGCCGATCTTCGGCTCACGCTTCGGCTTGGGCTTCTCGCCTTCGCCATCGGCAGATTCCCCCTTGGGGGGTAATGGGGGTTCTTGTTCTTCTTCTACATCCCTTCCCTTCCCTTCCGTACCCGAGCGCTCGACAACTGCTACCGGAACATTCGGCGAGCATTCGTCGAATGGAAGTGGATACTTCCTAGAGGGCTTGTCGATTTTCTGATGCTTCCAGCCCGTCACAAGCCAGTATTTCTGGCCTTCTACGTCGTATTCCTGCAAAAGGCCGTGCGCCACCAACTCCGCAACCATGTCGGCGATCTGCGATTTCGTCAGGTCGTCGCCGGGGAACACTTCCATCTTCAACCGGGCAGTAGATGCAGGGTGCACACCTTGGTCGTCGCAGAAGCACCACATGCCAATGAACAGTAGCCGAGCATTCGGCGAGCATTCGGCGACTTGTTCGCTAGTGAAGAATTCCGGCTTCACGGTGCGGATGCGGGCCATTACGCCACCTCGTCCAAGGGGAGCTGCGGCGATGGGTCGCGCAGGCGCTCAGCCCGCGCCATTTCCTCCGCGCGCAGACGGGCGTACTCCCGCATCTCTTCGAGCGTCATCGGCTCGCCACGCTCAGCAATCAGGGCGCAGCGCTGCATGTGGGATAGGGTCTGTTCGCGGTTCATGGCTAATCTTTGCCCTGGAGATGGAACGCGGTTAGGTGCAAGTCTGTGGATAACGATCTACTTCCGAACCGGCCTGCCACGCACCGGCACGATCTGCTCGGAGCGCAGGTGTTCGTCGCGGCGGAACTGGCCGGGCATGTGCGCCCTCCAGGGGTGCGGCTTCTTGTGCTTGGTGGTCATGCCACAACTCCGCTGCGCAGGCGGTCCATCAGTTGCTCGTAGGTCTCGCCGCAAGGCTGCTGGCCTTCGTGGAGGATCGGCTCTAGTTGGTCCGCCACGAAGCCATAGGTAATGAACACTCCGCCATCGCCAATTTCGTGCCGGATTGGGTGCGTATCCAACCCGTACCTGGCGCCATCCGGTGTCTGTAAAACAAGGTCTATGCGGCCCTCTTTACCAGTGATGTGCAGGTTTTCCGGCCGAGCCACCCACTTGACCTGCACACGCTGACCAACGAAGAACTTAGCCATCTTGTTTCCCCTTATCGCCCTTAATCAGGCCCTGGAAAGGCCGCACGTCTGCCTGATTCGTCGGAAGCCGGAACATCAGTTCCAGGCCCTCTTTAGCTGCTACTACCGCTGCTTCCTCGACGCTGACGCCGAGTTGTTCTGCCAGCTCCCGCAGTGGAGCGAACTCCTTGCGGCTCAAATTCACTTTGTCCAACAGGCCCTCCCAGGAGCCTTGAGCGGCCCTTCAAGCCGCTTGCAGGTTCCGCATACCCTTCTGTTGCAGCGACGCCACACCTGCGAGAACTAGATCCCGCAGCAGGACGGCACGCTGCCGTTTGTTGTAGCGAGCCAGCGCCTCAATCAGCGCCAGCTCGTCATCGTTGAAACGCAACTTCACTTCGTTATCGCGAATGTGTGTGGGATCGGCGTACATGGGGGTTGTCAGTGGCGGTAGTTGGAAAAATGGGTTCAAACGTCGTGCAAATCGTTCGGCATCGCTCGCGCGTCTTCGCTGCCAGGTGGGACGGCGAGAGGCTTGTTGTTTGGGTGCTGCGGCGTGCCTAGACGAGCTGCGGGGCCACGGGGGCGAGCAGTGAATCCCGCTCTCTTGAAGGCCTTACTAACTGCCGGCACAGTGACGCCGTACTTCTTGGCGAGTTCGGCCATGGTGGCGCCATCCACGTACTCCTTGTACGCGCGCTTGTGCGCCTCGCTGACCTTTTCTGGCATCCCTAGCTTGGCTTTCATATCAGGCCGCCGCCTCCCCTGCGTCGGGGGTGGGGGCTGGCACACCGCGCAACCCACGGTCAAACCGCTGGCGAATCGTCAGGCGTGGGCCAGCGGTGTCGATGGGGTCGCGATGCAGTCCAGGGCCGCGCGCCTGATTGCAGTGGCGGCAGACCGGCTCAACGTCCAGCGGCTTCTTGTAGTCGCGGTGGTCGTACTCAGCAGCAGGCTTGCCGCAGTCGGCGCAAGGGATGCTTCCGTCAAGCTTGGGCAGATCGCCATTGAACATCGCCACAGCCACGTAGCGGTGCGCGAGGACGAAGTAACGGGAGCGGTCGGCGGCGGCCACTTATGCGGCCTCGCCGGCAGAGGGATTGCCAAACAGGTCGGGGCGAACTGCCCTGGCCTGCCACTGCCGTGCTTCGGGGATTTCTTCGTCGGCCGGCCACTGGCCTACCGCCCACCGGCCGATCCCGAAGAAACGGGCAAGCTCGGCATCGGTTTCCAGCCCAAGGGCCCTCTTCACAGCGCGTTTGGTCATGTCCATGGATAGCCAGTCTAGTGAACTAGACTCGAATGTCAAGCGCTCTAGTCTGAACAGCGTCTACTGTTCAAGACCTATGGACACCATGGCCGAGCGCCTGAAGCGCGCCCTTACCCTCCGAGGCATGACCCCAGGCGATCTCATCGCCCGCAAGGTGCTGAGCAAGGCCGGGATCTACTTCCTGCTGGACGGAACCACAAGTGCCGAGAAGGTGCGCGCCTCCACTATCGCCAAGCTGAGCAAGGCTCTCGGGGTCAATCCCGATTGGTTGCAGTACGGGCGCGGCCCCATAGAGGGATCGGCAGATGCCGCCAATGATGATGACTACGTGGGTATCGTCGGCTATTCCCAGGCGGTGGGCTTGGGTGCTGGTGGCACGGAAGCGGAAGAGTATGCCGAGACCCATAAACTGAAGTTCAAGGCCTCCAGTCTTCGACGCCGTGGCATCTACAACCATCCCCTGGCGGTCTACTACGGCAAGGGTGACAGCATGGAGCCGGTCATCAATGACGGCGACGCCATCCTATTTGACACCTCAGACACCAAGCCGGTAGATGGCGGCCTATACGTCATCCAGCTAGAAGGTCGAGCTAACCCGGAATACTACGTCAAACGGGCGCTCATCCTAGACGGGGCGGTGTACTTCCAGAGCGACAATGCTGCCGGCGACCACCAATGGCGGAAGCCGAGACGCATGGACTCAAAGCGCGAGCCGATCACCGTGATTGGACGCGTCCACTGGATTGGGGGATGGGCTGACTAATGGCTTTCATTTCTATAAAAATCAAGGAAGTGTCCGCTACTTGCACAGCCACATCTGGCGAAAGCAATAGTTTGATTTTGCTTGAAGGTAAGATGCGATGGCGCAGCCGAATCAACGCATTAGACGGCCGGGATCTAAGTAAAGTCCCATGGTCAATTCAGATTGTTGAACTTGATAAAATCGCAGAAGTTGCAAAGTCCTCGCATTCGGTCGGAGTATGCGGGTTCTCAGAAAAGTTTGATGACCCAGAACATGGGACTGACGAATACTTCTACGCCCATGTTGGACTGAGCCGATCCGATATAGAGTTACTCTATTATGCGTGGGTCTCTAAAAAGCAACTGAAGTCTATTACCTTCGATGTTCCGAACCTGAATTACGGGTGGGAGCCAGATGGGAGTGGCAAGATCTGGGATATGTCTGTTAACCACCTTTTGATACAGTCTGCAACAATCAGTGTAAAGGACTATCCGGAGGAGGAGCCGTTAGAAGACCCCTTCGCTGATCCTATGCAAGCCTCCCCCACTCGGCGGGACATAGCGTCGATAAAAGATCAGGTCGCCTCCGCTACCACTACAGTGAATTACATCTTGGTCGCGGTGGTCATGGCCTTAGTGATACTTCTCGTCCGATAGCTGAACAAATTCTCGTTCGTTCAGAATTTTGCACGTCTCAGGTGTCTAGTTCTCTTGACTTCGCAGTCTAGTTCGCTAGACTAACTCCATCGCCCCAAGACACCCGCATCGGCGGAGGGGCTGGAGATCGAGATGAACCTCTACCGCATCCAGTACCAGACCGGTCGCATCGGGACTCCTGTCGAGCAGGGCCGCACCTTCGTTGAGTTTCGCGAAGCCCAGAACGTAGATGAAGCCATCGAAGCCGAGATGGCTGATTGCGAAGCCATCGGGCAGTGGCATGCCGACTTCATCGTCACCATCGACGAGGAGGACGTGTAATGTCCATCTACCTCTACAGCAAGAGCTTCAATCTGACTCGTGACGCTGGGGCGCATGTCAGCGTTGACGAATGGGTTCCCGAAGCGGTGTTTATCTGCATGGGCGGCGACCTGAGCATTTCTGTTCGCGTCGGCCCGGCGGAAGCGCGGGAGTTTGCCGAAGCACTGATTGCCGCCGCTGCGGCTACGGAGGCCTGAGCCATGGCCTACGCACTCAACTACGCACGGATGCCTGGCCAGGGCGATCTGGCCGGCGACGACAGCAACCCGAATTCTCCCTACTACGTTGAGCCGGAATTCGACCGCGACGATGCTGTGATGGCCGTGGCGGCGCAGTTGGTCGAGGCCGATGAGGTCGCCGAGCTGGTGATGCAGGTCGCCAATGCGCGCCACTTCCTGACCTGGCTGTCTGACGAAGTGGCGATACCTGAACACATGCGCCCCTACTGGCAGGTGCTGGAGCGCCAAGCCATCGCACTGGACAAGCGCATCAACGGCGAGCTGGCTGCGCTGGGGGTGGCGGCATGAGCGGCTGGATTACTGACCGATATCCCGAGAACAACGACGACGTTCTGGTGAGCCCTGCGTATGACGAACAGGCGCGAATCGGATTCTACGTAGAACAGAAAAGTTCATGGGGACACATCGACCGCTCTTGGTACTTGTGGGAGGGTGATTCTCTAGAGAAATACGGCCCGTCATATATCGACGGCTGGATGCCACTTCCGAAAACAGCCTATGTGCTGGAACGCGAGAAAGAAAAAGGTGGTGCAGCATGACCGCGCAGACGAAGGGCGTTGATGTGCGCCAGGTGTTCGCCTCGGCGCGCCGTGTGGCGCATCTGTGCGATCCGTTGGCTCGGGCGCAGCAGCAACCGGAATCGAACTCACTGGAAGCGCAGGCGTTCAACCTCCTGGGCGAGTTGGATGCAGCTGAGGCAGCCATCGACGAGCTGATCGAGGCGAGCGCAGCAATGCTGCCGCGCAACGTGTGCCTGGGCAATTCCAACGTAAGCGATGACGCGGAGGCGCCCCTCGTCGCAACGATGGGCGAGCTGCGCTCGTTTGCTGCAGCCCTGGCCCGTTGCAGGAGAAAGTACCATGGGTGAGTACGCCAACATGATCTTGGATGGCGACGTTTGCGAGTTGTGCGGCGTGTCGCTCCCCGGCGATGGTCAGGGGTTTACGCGACGCTGCCGCCACTGCGGACCGACCAGGGCCGAGCGCAAGGCGGAGAACATCGCCAGACATGAAGCCGAGATCGCTCAGAAAAAGAAATCGCCATGTCCGACGTGTGGCAAACGGGTGCGCATTGCCGGCATAGCGGACCACCAGCGTGACGCACATGGGAGCCAGCCATGCCCGTCGCCATCTTCCCGATCCAGAACACCGAGCAGAAGTACCGCTTGCAGAGCGCGAGAGTCGTAGCCCGTCGCGCAGGCTGGGACGTGCACGACACCGAGCAATGGATGCTCTCGCACAACTGCTCGCAGATCGCGCTGAACCTACTTTCCGAGCTTGCGCTGGAGCAGCGCATGGCGAACAAACCTAACCCGGAGCCGGCGGCATGAGCGATAACACTTTGATGCGCGAAGGACTGTTCCACAAGCACATGGGCACCAAGGATAGCGAGTTTTTCGCGCTGATCGATGCGACTGGCGGGTGGCCTGTCGGATACCAGTACGTCGGTTTTCAACATACGCTTGAGCGCTCCGCCGGTTTCTGTAACTCACCCAGGAACAATGGGTGGTGGACCGTTGTTGCGTCTGCCGACGACTACTACCTCTGGAAGCTCAGCCCGCAGGCGCTGCAAAAAATTGCAGATGCGGTGCTCTGCGAAATCAGGATCCCAAAGGTCGATGCAAAGAATCTCCATATCAAGAACGCACAGGGCTATCGGTCGGCACTGGCAAGTGGAGCGCAAGCATGAAGACCACAGCAGAGATGATTGAGGTGATGGAGGCGTTTGAGCGGGGCGAGGAAATTCAAGCGCGCGAGATTTTCAGTGAATCTGAAGATTGGCTCGCAGTCATAAATCAGCCTAGCTACAAATGGAATCTTGAGCGATATGACTACCGCATCAAGCCCCGCGAGCCGAGGGTGATTTGGGTGAATGAGTATGAGAAAGGGATCGCCGGCGCTGCACATATGACCATGGAAGACGCGGTTAAACACGCTGGAGAACGTGTCGTTCGCACCGCAGTCAAGTACGTGGAGGCAATCGAATGACCGCCTACGAGAAAGCCCACAAGGAGTACGAGGCGGAGATGCGCCGTAGCGACCTGTTCAACTTCGTCTGCGGCATCTGCGCTGGCGTTCTGCTCGCGGTTGTCGCGATGGCGGTGATCGGATGAGCATTCCTCAGATTGCGCTCATGAAGGTTCGAGAGTCGCTGAACATGATCGTGCGACGCGCCACGGAGCACCCTGACGATAGCGACGCAGACAGAAAGCGAAACCTATTCCATGTGCTGCACCATGCCAAGCAGGCGATTGCAGCGATCGACAGCCTGAAGGGCGAAGCAAATGACTGACCTCATGCGCCAGCTAGAGCAGGACTTCTCCCGCGAGTTCCGGGCTATCCCGAAGCCTGACGGCCTGGAGGTCACGGACTGCTCGGGGATCATCAAGGGAAATGGCGACCTAGAGCTTTCCGACCTTGAGCGGATCGAGGGCATCGTGGCTATGGACAAGGAGATTGGTTATGAGTGAAAACGTCGAAATCCGGTTGTGGGATACGCAATGGATGAAAATCGTCAACGCTGATTACAGTGGCATGAGCAAGGAGGAAGCGATCGCCACAGCCATCAAGAAAACTGAGGAAGCCATGGCTTGCAGCTTCAAGCTCGACAACTGGCCGCCCGCCAAGGCCCGGGGAGAGCAGCCATGAAGCCGTCGTGGGATGACGCGCCGGAGTGGGCGCAGTGGTTGGCGATGGATGCAGACGGTGAATGGGCCTGGTATGAACTGCAACCTTCAAAAGCTCTAGCACACGACTTTTGGGTCGGCGCAGGCAGATGTGAGGCCGCCTCTACAAATATAGGTTGGGTCGAAACACTGGAACCCCGTCCATGACCACCGAACCCCTACACCTCACCCCGCTAGAGCAGCAGGTAGACGACCTGATGCGCTTCGAGAACTGGGAGCGCTACAGCCAGCAGTCCAGCAAGACGCGCAATGCACAGGTTGGGCAGTTGCCGCCTCGTCTGTTCTCGCCGCTGATCCACGGGCCGCAGTTCAACAGCTACTTCGCTAAGCGGTAACGACTACGGAGGGAATGCGCAGGTGGTGACTGCGCAGTGCGAGTGAGCAGTGAGGCAGCCAAATCGAGGCATCGATCATGGCGAGGCGGCTCCGACCTTCGGGCACGAAATACGCCTCACCCGGCAGTTGTAAGGCAGTTGGTCTGCGCCGGTCCGGTCACACACCACGCGGCAGCAAGCCGGAGACACACCACCGGCCCCTCCACCTACACCACACGCCAGGCGCGACCTGGCAGGAGTTTTTCAGATGGACGAGTACGACCCTGCGCCGCCCACTGACGATGAAATCGCCGACGCATACAAGCTGAAATACGGAGAAGAAGATGAGTAGTGTTAACGCAAAGTTGGTCAAGGTCGCGCGGCGCATCGCCACCGAGGGCATCAGCAAGACCCGCAAAAACTCTCAGCAGGGATACAACTTCCGTGGCGTGGACGAGGTGATGAACGCTTTCGCGCCGATCTTGGCTGAGGAAGGGCTATACCTGCGCCCAAAGTTCAGTGATCGCAACGTGGTTGAGCGCACGTCCAAGAATGGCGGCGTGATCTTCTACGTGGCCCTGCAAGGCGAGTTCACTTTCAGCGACGAGTCCGGCGAAAGCGTCACGGTCGGCCCGTTCTACGGCGAGGCCATGGACAGCGCCGACAAGGCGACGAACAAGGCCATGGCGGTGGCTTTCAAATACGCCATGTTTCAGACCTTCTGCGTTCCATTGGAAGGGGTCACCGGGGGTGATGCTGATGCCGTTACCCATGAGATACAACCGATCAGCAAGGCATCGCCACTAGATGGAGTTTGGGACTCTCTGGATGCGGAACAACAGCAGTTCATCGAGGCGCAGGCCGCGAAGGTGCGCCAAGCATTCGAGGATGGCGGCGCAGAAGTGGCGGCGCAGTTGATCTATCGCGACCTCAATCTGGACAACGACGAAATCATGGCGCTGTGGACCCGGCTGCCTTCCAACATCCGTAACCAGTCCAAGAAGTTCAAAGACCAAATCACGAAGGAAGCAGCCTAATGGCACAGGTAATCGAGCGGTACAACGTCGCAGCAGGCAAGCCGTACACCACGCGCGATGGTCAGGAAAAGAAGCAGTGGATCAACATCGGCCGCGCTACGAAGTGGGACGACGGCGGTATCAGCATCGAGTTTACCGCCATGCCGGTAGGCAACTGGTGGGACGGGAAGGCTTCGCTGTTCGTGCAAGAAGACAGCAAGCAGCAGGCAGCGCCGCAGCGCAAGCAGCGCAGCGCGCCACAGCAGCAAGGGGGCAATGACTTCGCCGACGACTCAATTCCGTTTTAGGAGCAGCACATGAACGATGAATCATTTTTCTTAGTTTGGAACCCCAGAGGTGACTCGCCGCGAATTCGGCATGACTTCGAGGGCCGAGCTATCAGAGAGGCCGAGAGGCTTGCCATCCAGAATCCGGGCTGCGAGTTCTACGTGCTGAAAGCCGTATGTCACTGCAAGGCCGCGACAGTCGTAACGACCGAACTGGTTGACCAATTGCCTTTCTAGGAGCAGCACATGAGCAGCGAACCGAAGGCGGTGGCTTGGCAGTACCGATTCAACACACAAGAAGGTTGGGGAGATTGGTACGACTGCAAGGAAAGTCAGCTTCACCTTTTCAAGGACGCGACCGACTCGGAGGTCCGCCCCCTCTACGACGAACAAGCCCTGTCCGCCCTGCGCGCTGAAGTGCTGCGCCTGGATCGTCTGCACGACGAAGCGGTAATGGAGCGCGACACCTTGCGCGCTGAGGTCGAGGCGCTGCGTAAATATGCCCGGCGGTATCTGGCATTGAAGGAACTCGGAGCGCGAGTGGTTAACAGTGTGGGCGGCGAGTTAACTGAGGATGCATTGGATAGTGCCATTGACGCCATGGAGAACCCCGCATGAACACGATCACCCCCGAGGCGCTGGAGTTGGCGCAGGTTGCATACAACCGCGCGCTTGGTGGACCAGGCTCGCACGCCCATGGCCTGGAAGCCGCGATCCTCGCCGCCCTCCCCGAGCTACTTGCAGCGCAGCCTGGGATGACCACCAGTGAAAGGTTTCTACGAGCCAGAGATGACGATGAGATCCGCGAAGTGCTACGCAGCCACGGCGCACCCCCGCCCGTTGTCACGCAGTCGATGATCGATCGGCTCAGCGGGGAGATCCATGGGTGGTGCGACACGGGTGTCCCGCATGAACATCTGAGGCATCTGCTGCAAGAATTCATGCGGGAAGCCTTAGCGCAGCCGGCGAGCAGCGCGGGCGGGCAGGAGCCGGTATATCAAGTTCGACACGGCTACGGCTGGATCGATTGCAACAAGACGAGTTATGAACTTGCAATCAAGCGCGGCCAGCACCCGACGCGCATGCTCTACGCCGCCCCCGTCGCCGCTGAGGCTGCGCCGCAGGCCGTGGACCCGTGAACAAGCACATATCTATTGACCAGTTGATGACGCTTCTGGAATACGAAGCTGACACGGGAATTCTGCGATGGAAGCGCGAGACATATGGCCGATCTGCGCATGGATCTGTAGCCGGCTGTTTGAACCATAAGGGTTACAGAATCATCGGCATCAACGGTGCGCAATACAGGGCACATCGGATCATCGTTGCAATGCACTTGGGCAGATGGCCGCCCGAGAGCCTAGTGATAGATCACAAAGACGGAAACCGCGACAACAACCGAATTGGCAATCTCCGCCTATGCACTCCTTCCGAGAACCAGCATAACCGCGTCATCCCATCCAACAACTCAAGCGGCCTGCTTGGCGTCAGTTACGACCGTGAATCACGAAATTGGAGAGCCAGCATATGCATAAACAGGAAGAGAATCAGGGTTGGAAACTACCCGACGGCACAGCTTGCTCATCAAGCCTACCTAGCTGCAAAAGCCATTCTTCATCCGTGTCAACCAGTTCCACGCAAGGCTTCCAAGTGATCGAGGACAGCCAGCAGAAGGAGAGCCTAGATGGCTGATTTGAAGAAGAACGATTACAGCCTCAAGCGTGACCAGATCATCGAAGCGATGCGAGGGGTTGCCATTGCCCCCAAGGGCAGGCGACTCGTGCGCTATACGCACGGATGGGAAGGGTCCGTTACTAACCGGGGGTTGTACTACATCGGCTATCAGTGGAGCCGTGTGCACGCAAATCACATGACCGGGATGGTGTACGAGGCGGTGATTGCACGCGGCACGGATTTCGGTGACGCGCTCGACAAGGCTATCGCGGCCATGAAAAAGAAGCGCGCCAAATACGGCCAGCAGAAGGAGAGCAGCGATGCGCAGTGAGAGCGAGCGGGCGCGGGACATGATCGAATCCTTCGAGCGCCATTTCCAGGCGGACTCGGAAGACCCGGCGATGGAGGGCGAACTGTCAATCTGGAAAGCCGCCTACCATGCCGCCCTCGCATCGCAGGGTGAGCAGGTGGCGGGGGATGCGCTTACCGCACGCGATCTCAGCACCAGCGAGGGAAGTCGCGCCTACATCGCCGACTTCTTCTCCAAGGAGTTGCGGCGCCACGACTTCCGAAACTACATCACCACACGCCTAGCTGCCGACTTCGCCTGTGCGCTGGCACAGCACCTCGCCGCCCGCCAGCCGGTGGGAGAGATCGTCATCACCAAGGACGACGGCGGCAACATCTTGGCCGTCACTCGTCAAGTCTTCGACAAGAACGACCCACACAAGTCCGAAATCGTGAAAGTGCTGGCAGAAGCGCCGCCCGTGCAGCCCCAGACGCACGCAGCTGCGGTGCCGGCCGGTTGGCGTCCGATCAACGAGGCGCCGGAGGGGCGGCTCTGCGTAGTGGGCTGGCTTGACGCCGAGGACAGCGAGTCCCCAGAGCGCCACGAGTTCGACTACATCGAGAATGGCTGCTGGGTGAAACACGCCGAGCTTGTCGAGTATGCCGAAGCAGTTGCGCCGGCTGGCAGCGGCATGCCGCCACGCGATGCGCCATACCGGTGGTTCATTGAGGTTCCGGCCATGCTCGCCGCCGCGCCGGCGCCGGGGGTGGAGTCGTGATTGAACTGTTAAGTAAAACTGAAGAGTTGCCGTTTCACTCAATAAATTCAGTCGTCAAGGAGTCCTTGATGCCTCGAATTTCTTGGAACAGCGGCTTCAACGAGGCCGCGCAGGCTTGCGGCTTGAGTGCAGATGGCCTGCTGGCTGTGCCAGATATGTCAGATGCGCAGATTGGTGACTGCCTCTGGTCTCGCAGAGGATCGAAAATCCATGTTGCGCTTGGAAATGCATTCTGGACTGTCGATGTCGCAGACATTGCGATGACCGCAGCCACAGTTGGTCGGATAGCCGAATTCGAGGCAGTAGCAGCACGAGCCGGGATGCGATTTTTGAGTGTCCGTTGCGTAGAGGGCGGCAGCGATGGCTGAGGAATTCCGAAAAGCCGCGATGTACGACTGGCTAGTCGCGGGCGGAATCTACCGGCTCGGCTACGACAACGTGGGCGGCCCGTCTCTTGACCGCTGGGACGAGGTGATCCCGATGCTGATGCAGTCGTGCGCCGGCCCCAACTGCACCGGCCACCCACACAGCGAGGAGTGCCGGGCTGAGTATGCGCGGTGTTTGAATGGACAGGAGAAGAACGATGAGCAGTAAGTGGCAGCCGATTGAGACTGCGCCGCGGGACATCAGTATCGACCTCTATGTCTATGCGGAATCGCACGCGGGACGTCACTCATTCCGGGAATGCGATTGCAATTGGTCGGAAACGTGGAAATGTTGGATTAACGGCCTTGGCGACCAGATCGAAGAAACAGCTACGCACTGGATGCCGCGGCCTGAGCCGCCGGGGCAATAGACATGACGACTATTGATAAATCCGAAAACCCCTTGGACGTTATCTCCCGTGCCTGCAACATGCTTGTTTGTACTGGACACGGAAAACTGGCGGACCGGCTTCAGCTTGCCCTATCGCACGTAGAGATACTTGTAACCGCCGCAGGTGCTGGGAGCGATGAGCGTGGCGACAGAGCAGTGAGCAGCGGCCTGTGGTTTGGCCCGCAGCGAGCTACAAGGCTGAGGAATGCACTTGCACCATTCAATGCGCCGCCGGGAGGGGATGAGTGATGGTGATACTGACAACGTTTTCTGGATTTTTTATTGGCGCTATCTCAGCGATCTTCATCTATCCACATTTGCCTGACAAGTTCCAGGGGCCGCCGAACATGTTTTTCCTCACCCTATCGCTATGTCTGGCGGGGGCGATCATCGGCGCATTGCTGGGGAGCTACCTAAATGACCGGAGGGGATGATGTCTGAGCTTTGCCTATCCCGCGACGAGGTAGCCGAGCTGTGCCGCAGCCCTCAGCGTGCCCGGCAGGCGGCGTTCCTTCGCTCGAACGGGATCAAGCACTATCTGGATGCACACGGCTGGCCCGTGGTGCTTCGCAGTGCCGTGGATCCGACCGAGAAGGCGTCGGCCACCAGGCCGGCGTGGAAGTCGAACAAGGCGGCATGAAGTGGGGAGGAAGCCGACCAAGAGCGGGGCCATCCCGCGTCTGCGCCAACGCAAGCAGAAGTCCGGCGTGGTGCACTTCTATTACGACCATGGCGGGAAGCCGCGCAAGGAGACGCCGCTAGGCGCGGACTATGGGGTGGCAATAAAGAAGTGGGCGGAGATTGAACACGCCCGAGTGATCCCGGCGGCGGCTGTGCTGATGTTCCGCCACGTAGCTGACCGGTATCGCGCTGAGGTTGTGCCGGCAAAGGGGCTCAAGACCCAGCGGCTCAACAACCGGTGCATCACCGCGCTGCTGTCCTTCTTCGATGACCCGCCGGCGCCCTTTGAGTCGATCCGGCCCATCGACATCCGGCAATACCTAGACTGGCGCTCAGCCAAGGTGATGGCGAACCGGGAGGTGTCGCTGTTCTCCCACATGTGGAACTGGGCGCGCGGCAAGGGCATCACCGATCTGCCTAACCCCTGCGAGGGCATCCGCCGGAACAAGGAGAAGGGGCGCGACGTTTACGTTGAGGACGAGACCTATCAGGCGGTCTACGCGCATGCCGACCAGACGCTGAGGGATGCCATGGATCTTGCCTATCTCACAGGCCAGCGCGTGGCCGACGTGTGGAGCATGGACGAGCGCCAGCGCACTGGGGATGTCTTGGCGATCCGCCAAAGCAAGACGGAGGCAAAGCAGGAGATGGGGATTACCGGTGAGCTGGCGGCACTGCTGGATCGGATAGCGGCCCGCAAGAAGGGCAAGACATTGCGCAGCACGCGCTACATTGTTGACGCTGATGGCATGGCAATTGGCAGAGCGGCCCTGCGCTACCGATTCGACAAGGCGCGCAAGGCGGCAGGCATAGTGAAGGCCGACTTCCAGTTCCGGGACCTGCGCGCGAAGGCGGGAACGGACAAGGCCGATTCGGCTGGAGACATCCGCCAGGCGCAGATCCAACTAGGCCATACGTCGGTCACGACGACGGAGATTTACGTGCGCAAACGTAAGGGCGCCAAGACCAGCCCAACGCGCTGAAAGCAATCTTATCGAGATTTCGCTAAACCTGGCTAAGATCGATAAGGTGCCGCATGAACGTGATCGATTGCGGAGCGGTCCAGATATTGCGGAGCGCTGCAATTCCCAGAAAAGCTTGCAGGACATGGAGCGGGCGAAGGGAATCGAACCCTCGTCAGTAGCTTGGGAAGCTACAGCTCTACCATTGAGCTACGCCCGCGTTGCCGGTGCAGTCTATGCGCTGCGCCGGGGGTTGCGCAAGAAATCGGCGCGCTACGGCTCGCCGCGATCCGAGGCTGCCCATAAGCATGGACGCGAAATGCAAAAGGGGCTTCAGTCCCGACGCTTCGAAACCGAGGCGTTGGGGCT